GCGTCGCGTGCCGGGGATAGGTTGAAATACTTTGCGATTGCCCGTGCCGTATTAGGCCCAAACTCACCATCAGGGGTTGACCCGATTTTAGTCTGGAGGTTAGCCATAGCTTTGCTCATTTCGTCAGTCCCTGTTTTTTTTCGTAACTCCTGAGTCCACCCAGGCCGAGCATCCCCATCATCACGGTCATCAAGCTGCCCATGTCAAACGTAGGCAGCTCCGGTATGGCGACACCAGCTACTGTGACGCCGAAAACTATAAATGGTTGCAGCACGAAGTGATATGCAAACGCAGCACCGCAAACCCATCCGATAAACGGACGCCAGCCGCCCTTGAACACTGAGCCGCTGGCCGCTTCAGCCTTGTTGACCTCAATCTGCGCCAAGATGGCTTGCTGCGAGTGCTTGTCGGCCATCGTGCTTAACTCATGCGCCAAACGTGCCGCCTGGTCTTTGTCTTGGATGAATTTGCCTGCCAGCTCAGTGGCTGGCGCTATTAGATCGCTGAGAATGCTCATTTGTCATACCTTTCTTCATGCACGATCTTGGTGGGGGTAACAGTGGTCTTTGACTCTTTCCCCATCCAGATGGAAAAGGCCGCTGTGAAGGTTCCAGTGACCACCGAGATCAGCCCCGCCTGACTTACTGACAAATCGGGCTGACCCATTGCCCACTCTAAGCAGCGTATATACATGACCGTCGTGACGAACATCATCAAACGCGGCAGAACTTTCCAGTTATCTAAGACCGTGTGCGCCATGTAACTTCCTACCTTCCTGCAAAAGTAAAAGAATCTCCTTGAACTCTCGACCAGATCGCGCGGCCAAGCCTTCAATGATTAACTCAAGGTTCTGATCGAACAGACGTATGATCTCTGAGTCCTTCATCACCATTTCCCCTGTTGCTTGCCGATCAAGTAAAGCACCGCTGCTAACCCAGCGATACCCGCCAGCACGATGATGCCGCCGACCACCCACATGATTATGGCCTCTTTGATCTCGGCTTGGCGATATGCAGTTTTCTTGCGCTGCGCTCTGATCTTGCGGAGCGTGTCCTTGTATTCCTCCAAGCCTTTCGGCCCGTGCTGGTACATGATGATTGTCTCGATTTCCTTCTTCATCGCCTGCAAGCGTTTCTGCGCAGAGAATGCGTCAATCGCAGCCTGTTCTGCGGAGCCAGTCAGAGACGCAAACACACTTGGATTCTTTGCCTTCTCAGCAGCGTAATTAACGTCCGACACCGCACCAGCGAATTTGCTCAGGGCCGACGAGGCGTCCCGACCAGCGGCGATCAGCGACTTGGCGTTGTTCACGGCACTTGCCGCAATGGCTATAGCGGAAATTGGATCAATCATGCGTCTGCAAACCTCTTTGGACAGATATAGTGCGGCGGCACGCTGTACTTGCGGTCATACCACTGCCCTTTGCTAATCTTCTTCTGACCACATTCGTAATAGCAAGACTTGACCAACACATTGCCTACGCCCTGCACCCATGCGTGTCCGAAGCTCACAAAGACCAGCGCGCATAACATAGCTACATCTTCATTAACACTGCCACCAGCAGCGCAATAATAAACCCAGTAGCACCAATCATAATTCCCTCAACACGCCGCACACGGTTGAACAGGTCTTTAAACTGAATTCGCACCTCAGTTTTGATGGCAATTATTTCCTTCTCAAGACCATCAATCCGGTCGTGTGCGGATGATACTGTGCGTTTGTCCATGTCGTGTCCTGTATTCTTTAACGGCAGATACATCAGGCGATGTCACTGATTATTTCAACGCGAATGTAACCATTGTTCGGGAATGTCTCAATTCCGCCAGCAGGGTAAGTCACCTCGAACTCAACCTGGTATGAACCAACGTCGGAAGTGTCCCCTGCCACCCAATCATACTGAACCGTTCCACCAGGCTCACTGATTACAGTCGCGGCGGCATCAATCAGCACATTGGTTGAACCAATTTCGCGCATGTGGAAACGAACAGTTGCATCTAGCAAGTCAACAGCATCTCCGTTTCCGTTTTTCAGGTCGGCACGCAGCGATGGCGTCGTGTCATCTTGTTTTATGTAAAAGCTCATCATGCGGCCTCATTGTTTCTCTGCACTATAATAGCAGAGTTTGGATTTGCTTGCGACAGTTGAACGCCAGTTAAATTGCCAGCATATTCAAAGCGGCGAGCGCGAGCTGCGTTGATCGCAGCGTCATATCCGTCGAATGAGAATAAACCAACGCCATCAATGACGAAATATTGTTGAATGCCCGCTATCTGCCCGTCAAGTGTGAACTGACCGGCCTGTGCAGGAAGTGTCAGTTCAGGCTCAAGTCGGGCATCGTCGTAACTGGCGGTGAAATAACCTGTCTCAACGGCCAGCAGGTTGGTGTCGATAAACTCAACATCTTGACCAGTTACGCTGAATGATGCGTCATCACCGAGAACATAGAAGTTCACATCAAGCGCAACATCTTCTGCGTTGAGTGCGAATATGCCGACCTGTGCAACAAAGTTGTCACTGACATCGAAGTTAATATCCTGGCCAGTGAGCGTATAGCTGACGCCATCAGCAGGCATGACTTCGTTGATATTAAGAACGGCATCCTGACCCACCAGCGCAAACACGCCAGCGCCAGCAGTCAGGCTCGTGTCTACATCTGTGTCGGTGAAGGTGAGTGTGAACGCACCCGCATCAACAGAGAAAGCATAATCGCGCAGGAGGTCGCTGTCTTGACCCGCGAGGGAAAAGTCTCCGAAGCCAACTTCAATGATGACAACTTCAAATAAATCAGCATCCTGCCCAGTGAGAGCAAATGCACCAGTGGCTGCGGTCTTGCTGGTGTTGGTGTTCGCCGCCTGACCCGCCAGCGCAAAAGCGCCGGAGCCAGTAACAAATTGAACGCCAAAGAATGCAGCCTGACCCGTTACACCGAATGAACCTGCCTCGGCGGTCATGTCTCTGCTAATGCCAGAGTCAAATCCAGTTAGCGAGAATATGCCAATGTCAGCGGCCTTGACCAGCGCAAAGCTGGCAACTTGCTCGGCTGTAATCCAAGTGCCTCGATCTGCGATAACTTTGGCATTGAAGACAAAACCATTGTCCTGCCCGGTAACAACATATGAACCGCTGTCAGCCGCAAAGATGCGTCCGATTAGCAGTGCAGCCTCTTGGCCAGTTAAGGCGTAACTGGTGGCCTCTGAAGAGCGGGAAAGCGCAAAGTCAGCCTCATACAGGTTGACCGTAAACGACCCCTGCGCGGCTTCAAGCGCATACTGACGCACACCCCCATCATCAGCGAGTGGGCTTGAGGCTAGTGGTGCAAATCCAAGCATTTCAAACCAATCTTATGAGTTCAGAGCGTCAAGATCGTCCCAAACACGTTGTGCATGTGTAGCGGCATCAAAAGCAACCGTTGCGTCAGGGTCATTAGGGTCTGGGTCAGTCCAGCTATTTGCCGTTGCCTCTGTTGACAGATACGTCTGGAGATCGGCTTTAGATGCAAATACTGTAATCGCATCAGATGTGTCAGCGCCGTCTGCGGAAATTCCAACCATCATCCAATCTTGCGGTGACACAGTGTTAGGGTCAGCAACCGCGTACATGCCGCCAGTTGATTGCGGAACGCCAAACGTCAGCCACGTTGGGATAGTCCCATCCGCTTCAAGGCGATACTTTACTACTTTATGAGCCATCAGTTTGGTCCTCTAGCTGTGGGGTGTTGGTCAAAGATGTTTCGTCGAGTATAGCAAACCCACGGCTCTCTGCAAAGGCGCTTGGACAATGCGCCCACTTATCTGCGCAAGCCTCTAGCCACTGCACCGTGTGGTGATGTTCAGGTGCTTTACCTTCTTTGATAAGCTCGTTTTCCCAGTTGAGATACGACATAACTTCAAGCTGCGCCTGCGCTGCATTGATACCAAGATCAAACAGGTAGATCATATTGCCTTCGTCGATCACGCCGTTGCGTGGGCGGGCAGAGTTTAGCGCCTGCTTGAGGCAAGTCATGATGTGATATTTGACTTCCTCAAGCTCGTAGTCAGCCTCGGTCAACTCGTCCTTGCCAATCTTCTTCATTAGGTTTTCGTACTGATTGGTAAAGAAGTTGAGCTTGCGAACAGCGGCTTCAACGTAGCCGCGTGAAGATGCAGCGTTGGCTTGCTTTTCGTTGATCTTAATCTCAAGCATTTCGCGCTCAAGATCGTCGGCCTCATTCTCCAGCTTGCGCTCCAGCTTCTTGAGCTTGACTTCTTCCTTCTTCATACGGAAGTAGCCTTCCTGCAAGGCAGATTTGGTTTTCTCAATCTCAGCAAGAGTATGCTTTACAGAGCGGATAGGCGTAATCGCAGTAACATCCAGTGTCACGCTCATCATCTGAGAGTGCGACTTGTAGAAGTTGCTAGACGCCTGCGCAATGGCAGGAGCCTTGTCGGCAATATTAGCTAGCATGGACTTGTACTCAGGCTTCGCAGATGGAAGCTGGATGCTAATGTCCGCTGTGGCTAAGGCCGTTTCTTTTACTGTATCTTTAGGCATTATTGCGCCACCCATGATGTTGTATTTTCGTCCCAAATGTACTCTAACCCATCGTCTGGATACGCAATGGGTGCCACCCATTGACAAGTGTTTTCGTCTAAAGCCCAGCTAGAAAAGGGTTGTGGGGCAATAAAAGCGTCACGAGTGCTGTCATACACACCCTCTATCACGGCGAAGTTTTTTCGAATTGTCCCGTTGTAACTTGTTTGAACCCAAGTTCCGCCAAATAAAGACTGACAAAAATTAACGCCTATGTCTTCCTGCTCGTTGCCATCTGCATCAAGTATTTCTTGATTAGATATAACCACAACGCGCAAAACTTCGTTGTTTTCATTTAATTCTGCAAAGTGTGCCATTAGAAAGTTATACTCCCTGAACCAGTGAATGTATAAACCGTGTCACTTCCTACAGTGCTGACTGTAGGAGAACCTGTAGTAGCAGAGGCAATCCCGTTTAAAGCGCGAATGATTACAACGCCCGAGCCGCCAGCACCACCATTTGGTCCTTGCACACTACTTCCTGTGCCTGTTTCACCGCCGCCGCCGCCGCCCGTGTTAGCTGCGCCATCTTCAGGGTTAGATACATCCTTAGTGGCACCATCGCCACCACCACCTAAGCCGCCTGTACCGCCTGATGTTGCACCAGTATCACCAGATGATGAACCACCGCCACCACCAGCGTAGTATGCAGCTACGCCTGTTATAGACGATTGAAGACCGTCACCGCCGTCACCGCCATTTTCTCCGCTACCATTTGAACCTACGGCACCTTTACCGCCGCCACCGCCGCCGCCATTATTTACGCCAGCGTGTTGACCACCATCATTACCTTCCCCTGAAGTACCTGAACCCACTGTACTTACAGAAGTGTATGGCGCACCCGCACCTGAACCACCAGTTGAAAGGCTTGTTGATGAATTCCATTCTGCTGCGCCACCACCCGAACATGACGCTCCTGTAAGGATAGAAATAGAAGAAGTGCTGCCTTTTGACCCGTCACCATCTGATGTCGTACCACCAGCACCACCAGCACCGACAGTAACCGTATAAGTAGTTGCACTCGACACAGAGACGGAGGAAGCCGTTTTCATGCCACCAGCACCGCCGCCTGAAATACCAGTGGTTCCCGCTTCAGCGCGACCGCCACCGCCGCCGCCTGCAACGACAAGCCAATCTATGCTAGTCGCAACAGGCACTGTATTTCCCGCCGTAGGCCACAGCCCCGCCTTGTTGTAGGCAAGGGCTTCCGCAAGTGACCACACGCCAGAGGCTGCGCTATCCTGATACGGGCCAGCAGGCGCTGTCGGGTTCTGCGTGATAATGTTGCCGAGATAGCGTTTAGTCATTATACCGTTCCTCCATTAGCATTTCCGCACCCAGAAAGATAATATTGGTTGTTATTAAGATCACCAAAATCAGTTGTGTTTCCTTGCGTTGCAAAGCTAACCTTTTGAACAGTGTTACTTAAAACATTGCCAGACAAAAGCCCCCCACCAAATACTGCTTCCGTGTTTAGTGCGGCAGCGCCTAGAGTTTGATTTCCTGACAATAAATCACCAAAATCTGACGCATTTCCCGCGGTAGCTATGGTAACGAAATCAATAGTGTTTGAAAAACTTTGGCCCCCAGCAAATAAACCTCTTGTTGATGATGAACATGCTGCTGCGTCACGCGTCGTTCTAGTTAAATCGCCAAAGTCAGAGGCGTTTCCAAGTGTGGAAATCGTCACACTCTGTATGACATTTGTGTTGCCGCTGGCGTCACCGCCACCCCACAACCCCTTTGTTGAAGAAGAACATGATGATGTATAGTCCACAGATGTTGCTAAATTTCCAAAATCTAAAGCATTACCAGCAGAAGCTATTGTAATGTATTGTATCACATCGCCAGAGCCGCCGCCAAAGACACCCCTTGTGCCAGAGTTGCAGCCAGCCACACCACCAGAATTTCCCGAAAGAAGGTTGCCAAAGTCAGTAGCATTACCCGCTGATGATACTGTTATAAAATCTATTACGTCACTTACACTGCCTGCTGAGCCACCAGCCCACAATGCTCTCGTCAATGAGGCGCATGTTCCCGCCGCATAACGGGCAACAGTCAAATCTCCAAAGTCTGAAGCTGTGCCTCCTGAAGTCGTGACTTGATCTATTTGGGCATATCTAGTGTTGGTGTTAAAATCAAACCCCGCCGAAAAGAAAGCATATGCTGTCCCCGTAAAAGGCGGCACAGGCCACCCACTCGCGTTCTGATACTGCTCCGACAGGCTCCATACACCTTGATAATTGGGCATTATGAAAGTCCTCCGTGGGCAGATGAGCAGCCAGCGTGACCTCTAAACACATCGGTAAGGTCACCAAAGTCAGAAGCGTTCGCTGCGGATGCAATCTCAAAATATTCTATAACATTTACTTTAATGCCACCAGCCAAAGAGCCGCCAGCTACCAAACCCCGTGTGCTGCTCCCAGCGGATGCAACATTTTGCTTGCTTTCCGTCAAGTCACCAAAGTCAGACGCATTGCCCGTAGAGGCTACCGTAATATAATCCATTACATTTGTAACCGCTGATATATGACCACCAGAAAAAACGCCCCTTACATCAGACGAACAGGCCGCTAAATTAGCTCTAGCACTGGTTAAGTCACCGAAGTCAGTACCGTTCCCAGTGCTTGCAATTGTTATATATTCTAAGATATTAACGTCACCACCGTCAGTTCCGCCGCCAAATATACCTCTGGTTGGAGAAGCGCATCCCGCGCCCGAAAACCTCGCAGAATACATGTTGCCAAAAGTTGTGGTGTTGCCTGTCGAGGCAATGGTAATGTATTCAGCATAAGTAACTATATTAAAAGCAACGTCTGAACTATATCCGCCAGCAAAGACACCCCTAGTGCTGCTTGAAAGACTTAGCTTGCTTCTAACATTATTACTCAAATCCCCAAAATCAGAAGCGTTGCCAGCAGACGCTAAAGTAACATAATCAATTACGTTAAGCCGTCCTGTGCCATCCTGACCGCCAGCCCACACACCTCTTGTTGCAGATGACAAAGCTGCTGGGGTTGCTCTCCCAACAGTCAAGTCACCAAAATCAGTCGCATTGCCAAGAGTAGATATACTAACAAAATCAATAACAGATGAATCGTTAGACGTAGAATCACCACCGCCAAATAAGGCTCTTTGTACAGCAGGACTAACACTCCCACTCGCATCGCTTGCCACAGACCACCCAAACGGATTGATCGCCCATACGTTGAACGTGTAGCTTGTGCCGTTGGATAAACCAGTGACAGTAACAGGGGAGGCGGAGCCAGACGCGCCAATACCGTCATTTGACTGAACCCTATAGCCAGTTACAGCAGCGCCGCCTACATCTGTGGGAGCAGTAAAGCTAACAGTTGCCTCTGTATCGCCACCTGACGCACTGACACCCGTAGCAGGGTCAGGTGCATTTATCCCGTCTTGGCCTATAAAGCCGCCTGTACGTTTAGCCATCAGAGGCTCCTATTAGCTGATCTCTTCGTAAGAAACGATCACCTCAAGATCGTTAGCCGTTCCAGCGGTTGCTGTGATTGAACGGTCTTCCTCCAAATAGATTGCTGTGTTTTTGTCCAGAGCCACCAAAGAGGCGTCAGCAGGGACAGAGATTGTGCTAACCAGCGAATATGCTGTACCACCGCCAGCAGCGGCGCTGTGCATATCTACTGTAACGTCACAGGCGTTAGAGCCATCGACGTTGGCAATCTGGATCATGTTAATCTTAAAAACCTTGCCACTGGATGCAGCGTTGCTGACCAGCGTTGTTTGCGAGGTTGAAGACAAAGCCACCAACGCCGACTTGGCAGTGATAGTGGCTACATTTACTACGTTTGGTGCGGCCATGTGGCTTCTCCTTTAACCGAAAACAATCGCCATTGCGATTGCCTTACCTGTTGTTGCAGCGGCGTTTAGCTGCGTTTGAATGTCTGAAGTTACGCCATCGACATAGTTTAACTCGGTGGCTGTAGCAGTCACGCCAAGGTCAGAAAGCGAAGAGACCGTACCCTTAGCGTCAAGCTGTGTTTGGATGCTAGATGTTACGCCGTCAACATAATTTAACTCGGTGGCTGTAGCAGTGATGCTCAAGTCTGCCAGCGAGGAAACTGTACCCTTAGCGTCAAGCTGCGTTTGGATGCTAGATGTTACACCGTCAACGTAGTTTAGCTCTGTTGATGAAGCAGTCACGCCAAGGTCAGAAAGTGATGATGCAGCGGGAAAGCCACCAGCAGTAGAACCATCGTGGACAACAATTATGTCCTTGTCCGTGTCGATGGTAAGCTCACCAACTGCGCCGGTGAATGTTGCGTGCTGTGCCGTTGTGCCTCGGCGTAACTGAACTTGTCTAGCCATTAGGTAAGGCTCCCATAATCATCTGTCAAAGTAACTGCGCCCGTAATGAGGCCATAATCCAAAGTGTCTGCAAGATCGTCTGCCAATACGGTCAAGAACAACGTAGCAGTCCCACTCAAGTTGATCGCAGACCCAGCGTTGCTACTTTCGCTAACCGTGCGGGTCATCGTGGTTCCAGAAGCGGTGTAAGTACCAGAACCGATCTCCCAGTTGCTGCCGTCTTCAATAGTATAGCGTACAATGTCGCCGTCAGCTACACCACCGCCAGCGAAGGTTTGATAACCATCCTCCGCTGACCCAAGTGTAACCGTGCCAGTGCCAGTGGTCGCAGTTGCAACTTTTACTCGGTTCGCTAATACGACCATTTCAGCACCTCTTTAGGCTTATGAGATTTGCAGAACACCGTTGGCAGCAGAGAAGTCCACTGTCAGGCTGTCGCCATCGTTAAGCGTCAAGGAAGAACCGTAATCATAATATCCGATCAAAGGATCGGCAGGAGATGTTACGGTGTCATTATAGATGTAAACGTAGCGGAAAGGTCCAGTTGAGCCACCGCTTGATGTCAGCGTGATGTCCGACAGAACGAGCTTATATGTACCGCTCGTTTGAGTGGACGAAGATGTCGTCACGTTGCGCGAGGAAAGGTTTGTATATGTAACCTCTGTCACGTTTGCTCGGACACCATTGCCGTCAGTGGCTGGGTTTGGTGTCTCTGATGCTGGCGCAGTGTTGGACAGTGCGACAACAACTTGATCGCTCTCAAGGTCCATGTTGTGAACCGCATTGAGAACGAAATCGTTCACTTTGTTAAAGGTGGCCATTTCGGAACTCCGTATCGTTTATAAGGCATATGCCCCGGCATAATAACCCACTTTAGGTTGGAATGCTAGGCCAAGTTGGATTTGCGGGATCTTCAGTGTTTTCGGGCAAGTCTCTTAACTGCTGACGGTAGGTGGCCCATGCGGCTTGATCGACGGGGGCATCAGGTACTTGCGTCCAGTCGGATGACTTTAACAGCAAATCCCTAGATGACCTTAATTCGTCCATTAGCCTGTCATTATATTCAACAAGGGCGTCACCACTGACAGGTGAGATAACCCCGTCAATCAGCATTGTATCTTTACCATGCTCACCGCTTACGACTTGCTGGTTAGGCTCTAATACTGGAACATCTCCTGTGCAGTCTACATCTGCAAGCCAATGACCGTTTGATTTGTATATTGTATATTGCATGTTAAGCCTTAAATGTCAGGAGTGAAACTGAGACCCTGTAGTACATAACCCCACTGACAGTTCCGCTCAATCTGAATCCTAAAGAGCCGCTTGTTGAAGTAGCTACGGCAGAAACCGCATGAGAATATGGTGTTACAGGAGTGGCATTTTCTGACACAAACCCCCCAGTGGATTGTGTGTGAGCTAGTGTTACGCTTGTTCCTGTAGGAACTATGCCAACTTGGGGGCTTTCTTTGCTCTGACCAAACCGACCAGTAAGAACTGCTATCATGCTTGACCCGACAGTTACTCCGCTGAAAGATACGGTAACGTCAACCGTTCCAGAGGTGTTAAAGGAGCTATCTACAGCAGTGGCCCCAGCAACCCCAATGCCGGGCAACCTTGCTACATCCAATGTGCCAGCGGTAATCTTGTCAGCAGCTATGTTGCTAATCTTGGCATTGGTTATGATAGCGTCAGTGATCTGCGCTGAATTAGTGATGATGCCAGAAGTTGCCAGCAAGCCACCTGTGATGGTGTTGGCGACAATCTTGTTACCTGTAATAACCCCACCCTGGATAGCATCGCCGTAAATACTATTAGCAGCAATAGCGTTGGCCCCAACAGCATTTGCACTGATCTTGCCAGCAATAATTGCATCATCAGCTATCTGTGCAGTATCAATTACTCCATTCGGTATTTGAGATTGAGCAATGCTCCCCTGTAAGTCACCGAAGCTCTCAGCGCCCCCTACAACTGCCTCCCATGCAGAACCCGTCCACTGGTACAGCTTGCCATCAGTACGGTTAAATACCTTTTCACCAACAAAGCTGCCTGAAGCCGGGAGTGATGTAACATCCTCAATGGCATAGAGACCTTGCTCAGTGAACAAGCTATATACACCATTCTCAAAGTCAGGGTCATCAAGGAAGGTAGTGGTCGCAGATACCCCTGATGTAAAAGCTGACTTATTGGCGCTGAAATCGACAGACTTTAAAAAGTAGTATTTAGTCTGATCCACATTCAGGTTTGATCTTATAAACTCACTACCACCTGAAATGCCAGCAAGAGAAGCACCTGAAGTTGTATTTGTGTCGTTCTCCCAAACCTCCACATGCTTCAAGTCAGCATCCGCTGGGTTGGTCCAGTTGATCGTGATGTATCTAAAACCACCTTGGGCAGTAATGCTAGTGGGAAGACCGGGTGCTGTAGTATCGCCACCGCCGGTAAGGTTGACCGTAGCAAAAGCTCCCTTGACGCCGCCAGCCGAGACTGCGCGCACTCGGAAGTTATATTGCACATTGTCAATAAGTGGCGAGATTTCAATTGTGTTTTGAACGGTGGTTGTGCTGGCGTAGACCGTATCGCTGGCAGCTTTCCACTCGATGTCGTAATATTCAACAAACGAGCTATCAGCGGCATCCCAGGACAGAATGGCCGAGTTTATAAAAGTGCCGTCGCCCTGAGTGCGCCCGCCAGCTATAGCAGTCAGGTTCTGCACAGCCAGACCAGCATAAGGATCAGGCAAGTTAGTATTGTTGTTAATGATGTCGCTTTCTTCAGCGTTCCAATCAAATGCAGCCTCGGAGGTCTCTTGCAGCGTCAGGCTAACACGAAGATCGCCAGCGTCCTGGTTGGATGAGAACTTCCAGCCGATCACCTCAAACTCTTTTTCGTCGAAGCCATAGCGAGGGTTAGTGAATGCGATGATGTCACCAACTTCCACGTTGAACGCCTCAAGCCCAAAGTCTGCGCTGATGGTCATCTGTTCACGCCCGCGATAGAGCGTCATCTTGGCAATACGCTGCGCTGTCGCCGCGCTGGTCGTAAACGGAAGCGGCAAGTCTAGCAGAAGCTCATCGCCGCCATCTTCCGCTTTGAATGGGTCGCTTTTGATTGCAGGATAATCAGCCGTGATAAAGTCAGCCGAAGCATCGTTGAACGTACCCGTAACACCGTTAAAGCTGTCACGCATTGTTGATCGAGTGCTTAAATTTATTTCACTGCGAAGATCATCAAGAGTTAATGTTTTGACGGGTGAACTGTACGCGCCAACCTTGAGCTTCCAATAGCCAGAACCCCAGAATAGCGTGCCAGCGCAAGCGGTGGACATTTTGCCAAGCACATCACCTATAGGCGAACTGGCTTTGATTATGCCGTTGATGGTGTACCGCTTCTCAGTGCCGCTGCCACTTAGCGTCACATTCTCATCGCTTTCGTTGGCCGCAGCGGAAAAGCTCACATCATCAATGGCGTTGTCATTTAAGCCATATGTGCTTGTGATGAAATCACGAATGCAGAGCGCAGCGTTGTTGCTGTATGCCGTAACAGCGGTTCGCGGGTCATAAACCTTCTTGCCTTTTACCAATGCCGTTACCAACGGGACGCCGCTGGCAAACACATTGCCATCGTACTCGTATCGGACATATAAATAAGCAATACCATTGCCGACAAAGCTGGATGTGAGCGCATCTGAGCCTGTCAGCTCTGACTCGGCAAGCAAGTCAGCGGGTGCGCTTGTCTGACTGCCATCAAACTTCTGAATGCGGATGCCAGATGGATCATCTCCGCCATCAATCACCCAGTCGGAAGTGGTGACAAAACCGTTGGCATCAAGAGTAACAACCTGATCGTTTATGTAGATGTCCCCGATCTCTTCAACTTCGTGCGCAGCTAGAACGATAATCTGGTGCAGATACTTATTCTTTTCGCCAGTTGACTCATAAAAGGTAACAGTTCCGCCCTTGCGGACCTGCCCATATACGAAGTCAGCGGAGGCTGTCGCATCTCGCGAGTTGACCAAAGTACCCTGCGATCCAAAAGATGAGAAGTCAGGCTTTGGAGCTAAAGCAGATATAGCCCATGATGTGACGGCTGAAATAGCAATAGTGCTGACAGCAGTTGCTAAAATTGCCATACCAGTCGAGAGACCAACCGTACCCGAGAAGTATGCAAACAGAGTGATCGGATCACGCGGAGCCGTGTCCCAGCGAGAGTGACGCATCACGTTATATGGAATATTCTTGCTCATGCTTTAATCCACGCCTCATCAATATCGTCTAGCGGTAGGTATATCACACCAACCTTATCCAAGAAAGCGCCTCTACTACCAGTGCATATGCCCATCGCAACGCCTGTGACCCACTTGCGAGCCTTCTTTGTTGTCACCAGCGCACCAAGTGGCGGGATGCCGCTTACACGCTCAAGCCTGCTGTCCACTGCCTTATTAAAGTCAGAGTGGCGAAACTCTTTGACCAACTCATCCCTGCGCATTGGCCTGCCGTCAACCATGTATCTGTCCAGCCAGTCATCCGCCCAGCCTTCGCCGTACATCGCCCGAAAAGCGTCATTGGTGAACGTGAGGCAATCATGTTGGCCCCATGAAAAAGGCTCACCCCTCATCGCCCGCAAATAAGCGTTGAGATGCTCGCGCGGCCCCATCACTCAGAATTAACCTCGCGGCCCCAAACAATTTCGCGATCCTGCAATGATGAGACATAGGAGAAGAACGTGTCACCACTGTGTCGTGACTGCTGGCTTCCCTCGGTATAACGCCAGTTTGATGATTTCTCCAGGCGGACCAGCTTGCTCTCAACTGTCAAAGATATGATGCTAGTCTCACCACTATCTTGGATCGTCATGACATTCATCAAGCCGCTGAACACTTCAATCGGCGTCGTGGTGTCGGTCGTGCCAAAGTAAATCTTACACGCACGGTTTTGATAAGGCTCTTGGATCGCCAGAGATACAAGCGTGGCCGGAACGCCAGACAACTGCAAGGTTATGCTCTTGGCCGACAGATCGTTCACCTCGTCAATGCCAGTGATAGACAAAAGATTTCCGCTGCCAAGGTAGGTGTCTCCGCCTATCGTCTTGTCGCCGTATCCGGTCCAAAAGCGCACAGGCGCACTATCAAAGAGCATCTCAACCGCATAAAACGGGAGAACTTCCGGCTGACTCAGAGCGGTCAATAAGGATGCTGGTGTGCTGCGGGTCATAATGCCTCCATCGCGGCAAACGTAATGCCATATATGCTGGCTTCATTGACTGACCAAGATTGCTCGTTTGAGGACAAGCGAAACACGCCAGCGGCGCTGGTTAGATCGGCAGAGACGTTTGATTGGTCCGCTCTCAAGGCAGGCCATATCTCCAAAGTGCCTGATCCGTTTTGATCCTGCAAAACCTTGTGCAACCGTGCGTCAGCGCCGGAACCAAGCTGAATGTAATCACCAGCGAGCAAAGTTCCAGTCATCGTTGTTGATACGCTGCTGTCACCAGTTGAGCCTGTGATGTTGACTGTGGTCGCCGTGCCGCGAGGGGCCGTCCCTGACGGATCATTCAGCAGGAAAGTGCCAAACTGCCCACGCAGGCTGACTAGGAATGCGATCCATTGCTCCGCATCCGCACGCTTCATGGCTGGCAGCGTTATATCTGCCTGCCAGGTTTGACCCGAATAAGCATGAGCCTGTCCAGCAAAGGTGAATGGGCTTTTACTATAAGCAACAGCGTTGATAGCAGTCAACTCAACGCTTCTGATGCGCGTGTTAGTTGGCAAGCTCAGAGGATAATTTATGCTCATGAAAATGCCCTTCCATATGACCCGCCGCGACGTTTCGCATCTACCACTGCCGCTTTTGCACTTTCCGCAATCTGCGGCATTAGCTGCTTGATCTCTGTGCGTACAGTTTGTTGTACACCAGTGGAAACATTAATTGTTTGATTGACGACAACCTGGCCACCGCCTGAGCCTTTGGTGTGATCTGTAACAGTCTCTCTTGGGTGCAGCATGGCCATAAAGCCGCCTTTGCCGTCCAAGCCGCCCGCGCGGGGGCCGTTGCCCGTGTAGCCTCCGCCCTCCATTCGCGCCATTGGACGGACGTTGCCAGTCCCAAACGGCATAGATGGGCCAGAGACTTGGTTGGCGTTAAAGTAGCCACCGACGGCGCTCATGATGAACCCAGTGATCTGCTTGACCACAAACACGCGATACAGCTCTTTGATGATCTCAGAGGCCATAGACTTAAATGCTTCTTTTGTTGACTTTGTACCGTCAACAGCACTCATCATAGCATTCTCAAATGATTGCTCAACCGTCTTTAATATACCATTAAGCCTCTCCATGGCGGGAGACAGCTTACCGTCTATAGAACCTGCAAGTTTATCTGCCGCATTCTGGCCACTATCGCCAAATATATCTACCTCCAAGGCACCATTCTTGAACGCATCTCGAAGAGCATTTAGAGATTTCATAGGTGCAGCTAGGCCCATATTTACCTTTTGAAGGCTGCTATTAACCCCGTCCAACTCTGATTGTACTTCACTTGAGGCATCTTCCAGGTTGTCCGCAACAGTGCTTCCGATATTAAGCCTCAATACACTTAGACGGCCGTCCTCTGGGAACTTTGAGTTCCAGGCATCAACTATACCGGATGCAAGTTTGTCAAATGCTTGTGCTATAGGAACAAGAGAATTCATGAAATTAAGTTTAAAGGTGAGAATGCCCTTTTGTAGGCCTAAATACATTTTGTCGCCGTAATCAGCAATTCTCCCGAATGACTCAAACGCAACATCCTTCAAAAGCCCAAGGGCAATCGCAAACCCACCAGCGCCCCGTTTTAGCTGAAGGAACATTTCTATTAGCTTTGCCGCCCCCAAAAGCACGGCAATGGGAAGAAAACGCATTAAGATTGCGCCAACCGCCTTCAATGCGCCGCCCAAAAGCAAGGTGGCTGACCTAGCCGCAACCATAACTGTGCTGAATCTTCCAGCCGATAGAGCTGATGCCACTACTGCGGCCCTAACTTGAACCATAACTCCGGCAAATATTCGACCTGTTTTGGCAGAAAGCACCATGGCCTTGACCATTTTAACGCCAACAACCGCAGCAAATAGCCCAGCAGCGATCAATGCAGTATCAATGTTTCTCACGATGAATGGAAGGGCAGAGCCGAAAGCATCTTTCACAGACATTATGCTATCTTTGACAGACATAAGTGGCTCTTGAAGGACCCCAAGGGTACTGGCCAAATTAGTGACTTCCTTGCCAGACTTTTGCACTGCCACGCCAAATGCCGCAAAGATAGCAACCGCTGCACCGACAACCGCACCGATGGGGCCGAAGATTTGCAATAGCTGTGGAGCCTGCTGACCAAACGCCTGCATCTTGGACGTTCCGTTGGCGACCTGAACTGCAAAGTCACCAACTTGATAACCTGCCTGCTGCAACCCGCCCATGGCAAATTTTCGCATGTTGACACCGCCAGCGGTGACACCCTTGTTGAATCTACCCATCTTGGCATGAGCGGTCTGAACTGATTGACCAACGCGCTGAGTCGACTTAGATACTTGGTCTAGACCCTTGACCGCGCTGCTAGTCTGGGCCGCGATAATAATGTTGATCTTTTCACTCATTTTTATCCCGCTCCTCGATCAGCGCAAAGTATGCGATCCATTCATTATACTCCGAAAGGCTGATTTGCTCAATCTCTGAGATGGTCTTGCCTAATCTAAGCGCCAACCCAAGAAGGTTGAACCTGAATGGATCGCCCCTTAGTTTTTTAGATGGTCCTCTGTGCTATCAGTGTCAAAGATAGAACCAAAGACTTTCGCAATCACGCTGACAGGCTCACCAAGAAGGATTGCCTTATCTTCCAGTGTGAATGCTTTTTCGCCAGCTTCATCCTCACATTTGACAATAATCATTTCGACCATTGCACTCATGCTGGGTTCAGCCAGAAAGTTAGGGTATTTGCGCTGGACCTTCTCAATGTCTCTTGCGGAGACCTCGTTGAAGTAAAGGCGAAGCGGATTGTCCGCCTCGCCCCACTCTTCAACGTCAGAGAAACCACGCTGCTGTTCCGCTCGCTTCGCCGCGATACGTTTTGCTAGGGTCATGTTTTACACCGTTGTTTGTGTTAATGCACCATTACCCTGCACTGAAATTGACATTTCTACAAGCCCATCAAAAGACGAACTAACTGAACGACCAGTTACGATGGCTGAACCAGAGAGATAAGTATCTCCGGCGGTATCGCCTTCAGGGTAAAGGTTCAGAGTTACCTCTGCACCGATTGTGAGACCGCCCTGACCCGCTGTGTCAGATTCGTCCCAGAATACATCAACAGAACCAGAAAAGCTGGTCAGTGATGGTTTGTACGTCCGAGCGGAATCGCCCATGGATGTATCTTCAAGTGTGTCCGCAGTTTCTTCAATTGAGAATGAACGGATTTCTGCAATCGCGTCGGAACCGACCTTTACGGTGCCTTCGCTACCAGCGTGCGTAGCCATGGTGTATCTCCTATCTGGCCGTTTCCACATCATCGATGTCAGTGGAATACTCAACATCGAAGCTCAATCTGGCAACACCAACAGGCTGTTCAGTGTCCCCAGAAAAATCTATTTCAGTACCCGAAAGCACCGTCGTCTTGGCAAGGCCACTTAGCGAAAAGTCCGCTGCGATGGCCTCTTCGACCTGAACGCAAATCGCATCCAGATCATTATCCAGGCTGGTTGTCGCTCTCGCATAGACATCGACATTTACAGTCAAGGTCCGCATGAGCGTCTTCCTGCCGATTGTCATTATACCAGACTGCTCGGCACCCGCATAAACAGTTATAGCAGGTAAATTAGCCTCTGTCAGGGGGTAGACGCGAGTATTATAAACGCGAGAAGAAACTAAAGACACGCCACTATTCAGAAGCGTCGCAATTCTGTTTCTGATCTGCTGGCGGACATGAGCCATTATGATTTTTCCAGTTCGACTACGGTTACACCAGTTCCATCATGCACCCATGCGCGAACAACGTATTCAGTGGAGTTGATAATCATTTTATCAGTCTCGGAGATATATGGGACATCAGATGTCCGACAGGTCGCGCGAGGCTGCTCTTGGTGGACCTGAACAAATCCACCATTATCAACGGGCATAGTTTCATTATCAAAGATGATACTAATCACAGTATCACCCAAAGCGTTTTTCCGCTGGTAAGTTGCAGACACCGCAAATTCGTCTACCGAAAGAATTGATGCAAGATCACTCGCTAGGGGCAGGGCCATCTTCAACTTCCTCTGATGGAGTATAAACTTCTGCGTATCCGCGAGAGATCAGCTTACCTGCAATCTTGTCATCGACATCATGGCTACTGCCACTCTTGTAGCTCTTGCCGCCCCAGCTCGCTTTCTTGAGGAGAGTTATCTTCATTTCTTGGCCTTCCGAGTAACAGTCTTTGTGGCCTTGCTCTTAGGGAGGGCCACCGAGCGGTCCTCAACCTCTTTCGCTGGCTGCGGAGCATCAACGTACTCAACGCGGCCCATAGCGGTCAAATTGCGGGCATTCTCATCAGATAAGTTCATAATATCGCCAGCGTTGCAGCGCGAGCTATCAATAACGCAGGACTTCAAAACAAGATATGGCATATAAAACTCCTAGATGGGTTGGTGGGGACCGAAGCCCCCACCAGTTATATTATGCGCCGTCGTTGTTGAAGGCAAACGATACAGCGTGACGTACAGCCACATCGCATGTTTGCAGTGCAACGATGCGTACAGTGCCGCTTGTGCTGCTTGTGTATGGATCAACAACAATGTCCAAACCGCCGTACATGCCGATGAGCAAGTCAGCAAAGTTGCCGAAATACAGATCGCCTGCTGTGACTTGGTTGGACACGATGGTGTTGTAACCATTCATGTTGCCGTCTGGGCCAACTACGAACTGGCCTGAACCAGCGTCTTTTGCAGTTGTTTTCAGAGCGCCATACATGCCTGCTGGGGCGATGTATGCCAGGTTGCCAGACAAAGCATTGTCTTCTGCAACCGCAGTTTCCATCGCAACAACTTCTGCGAAGGTTGGGTTTGCAGCAGCAAAGTTAGTTGGAGCATTGATGCCAGCAGTGTTTTTCACACCTGTTGGCTGACCAGAAGAACCCGAGCCTGCCAACGCACCCAAGTCAATTGCGAGAGCAATTGCAGTGGACAAGTCGTTACGCACGAGGGCTTCAATGTCCAAGCTGGACTGCATCATCATCAAACGTGTGATGTCTGTGAACGCGCCGAGTGTTTTTGGTGCCATTGTGACTTGGCCCAAAGTTGGCTCGCTCTCAGAAGCAGCGCCACCTTCAGTGGAAATCCAAGAAGCAGCCGATGCGGCAGTTTTCTTTGGGATTTTCACGTTGCCGGACAAACCAGACAACATTGTAGCGCCAGCCTGCATAACCGAAGATTGGTTGCGCAGAACGTCGATGAAAGAACCGCCACGGAAGTCATCTGCAATTACAGCAGCGTCATCTGTGGTGTTCAGGTCACGAACAGCCCATGAACGAAG